GCCCCACTTACACCATGGTAGGATGTCTCCCTTCCCTAAGGGTGGTTGCAAACAGCAGCCAGCTTGTCCCGACATTTAACCCCGCCGGGGGAGGAATTCCGATGGGCTGTTCTGACCGCTCAGCCCACCCCAAATCAACGTGAACCCTGTACACAGTACCCACAGGGCGGCTCAATCGACCAGCATAGGCAGCGGTCTGCTGCCTCCTCGTAGTGCATGGCGAACCACGCTGATCGCATGACCAGTGTTCGCCACCACCTCTGCGATGTCCTGCACACCATTCCCAAGAGCCTGCGCACCACGCACCATCCCATCCCAGATGCGATCTGGTGTGATTCCGTGGTGTGTGTGGGATGAAACCGCTGGGTTGGACATGTCGAACCGCACCCTCCATTCCACGCACACTGAGTATGTGAGTGAAGCAGAGTCCTCGTTCACAACCACAATCGGTGCCAACCCAGTCAGGTACTGGGAACTTGAACCACCAGTCGAGCTGTCCCAAGTTACATTGCCATCCGCATAATCCGTAACCTGCTCGAAATTCGAGTAGGAAGACATGTTGAGCGGGTAGGAGTTCAACTGAACCCCACGCAACGCAAGCTTGGGCGCCGACATCAACCTGGGTTTCATGTACGTTGCTAGTTGTGCGCTCAGGTCATCCCAGGTACGGGTGTTGTCGACCAAAGACAGCTGTGTGGGACACACAGCCGCGACGACCAAACCCGAAGTGGTTTGCAAGGCTCCTACGTTCATCACCTGTACTGACAATGCAGCCGGCACAGCACTGAACGTGGACGTTTGACCGGTCGTGACGCCTGGCGGCTGCACCCTTGTGAGCTTCGTATTGCTTGCCGCGTTGATAGCACTGCCTGGCGTCACAGATGACCAGCAAATCGTTGATGACCAGGAACCATCATTGTCAACGGCAACGCCAAAAACATTGACTTTGCTCGTGCTTGTGAAGATCCTGGTGGTGCGGACAACCGCGTATGGTCCCACACTACGAGGGAGTGGCGCATGGCTTGTGTGGAACGCATCCCAGCACTTCAATCCATAGGATGGGGAGGATCCAAAGGGGCGGCTCGGTGCTTTCCCTGCACCTGGAGCAAGCACCCTCTCTGCCATGGCCCGACTGGCACGTTGGTTGTTACCACCGTTGCCATTTGCCTTCTGGCGATCAAAAAGCGCGCGCATTTGCACACGCTGCGCGGGAGTCGCGCGCGCCAAGGCTGCTTGCTGCTTACGAGTGTAAGCCATCCCGTGTGCCGATTCACGTGAGATTGGGTGGGAAGAGCTGCGCGAGTGCGGGTCAAGTCTCGCTCGAGTGGTCGCTTCAGACCAAATTAAGCCCCGTGGGGCGGTCCCAAGGATCGGGACCAGGCATACACCGGTAACAACCCTACCGTAGATGGCCGGGCGGGTCAACCCCGGCACCATTTCCACTCCTGCTACCCAACCAACCAGCCGCACAGTCACGACCAATTGACCAGGGACCCCGCTTCCATCCACCGGCAAAGTGCCGTCCAGAAACGGGTGGGGGAATAACCCAGTCTCGAGGTGCTAGTCCGAGACCAGGGGCAGGTATGTGGCATGCGACTTAGCCCCGCGCTACCAGGGACGGCCGGCGACCGTTCGCATGTGGCCTCACCTCAGCGTTTGCCACAAGCACACTAAGTGACATTCGCACCAGGCTCTCGACCGCCGGAGCCCACCCGACACGGTCCAGAAGAATAAGGCTGGCCCTGGTCCCTTCTGCCAGGTTGTGCGTAAGGAGCACTGCCATCTCACCCATGCCCTGCGGATCAGCCGCGCAGAACATGAGCCCACCCATGCAAACAGCTCCACCGTTCGACGTACATGCAAGACACTGTGTGTCACGAATCGCTGGCGAGATCGACGAAATGTGTGCCATAAGGATCCAGCTCACTGAACGCTGCGAAGTTCTGCAGCTTGTTGATGCTCAGTGGGGTATCCTTAATTGTAGAGGCCCAGAAGATCCGCTGCTCTTCTGTGGGAGCGCCCGCGCTACTTCGAATGCGCGTGGCCGTCTCCTCAAGCGTGGTTTCAACGCCCTTGTGTTTGATGAGCAAAGGATCAAGCTCCGCGGAAGTGAGCTTGTTGTGATGCTCGGCAAGGCACAAGAAGGCGTTCGCCAGCGGAGGACAGTCGTGCTCGTACGCGACCGCGCGTGCCAAAAAGGCGTCGCGGCCGACGGCGTGCACTTCTTTCTTGGCTCCATCTCTCCATCCCAACCGCGCACGTGTTGAGACGGAGTAACAGCTCGAGACCACATTACGCCAGATGGTCGGGACCTTGAGCCCCGTGGTGCGACCGTTAACCACCTGGAAATCGTAACCGGTGAACGTGGCCGGCTCATTCTCCCTGAAGAAAAGTTTCAT